GTTCCTAAACCGTCCTGTTTGGATATACCATTACATCCATAACATGGTAGCTCGCAAAGGATCTTTGTTCATCATAATCATAGACGTGATTAAGTCGATGTCTCCTCTCATAGCGTGTAACGGTATTCCATACGATTTAGCCAGTCCTATACGTGTTCCGCCGTATAGCTGTCTGTACATACCATACTGTGCCGCCTGCAACCAGTCACTCGGTTGGATATCTGTATTATGTTGTATAATACATCCAAACTCGTGTGATAGTGCCCTATCGTACACAGCTTGTTTAGTACTGTCTAAAACTTGTTCAAGGTAAGTTTCCAACCCATATTTTGTTGTTATCCATTCAGCAAAGTCATACATACCAGGGAGGACTTGTTCCTCCTCATGTTTTCTGTCAGGTGGTTTCTTTATCTTCACCCTTTTAATGCTGTAGGTTAATGATTCATTAGTAGGTTCCACCGCGCATCCACCTTTAGATACGTGTGTAAGTTCATAGATATTTCCAGCGTGCCGCTGTAACGACCATTTTCTTTCTGTGTATCTATATTGACTATTAATCACCGTTTCCAGTATATCGCGCTTGAAGCCACGCTTTAATGCTTCTTGTTTTCTTGTCGCTATTGCTTTAAAAATAGCCAACGGGTCATTAGGTATAGCCATTTCAGTTGGTCCGTGGACTAGAGTGGCTATCGACCGTGCTAGGTACTGACTACCGTCTCCTATATTATGATCGACCCGCAGGAATTCTGCTATCGAGCCTAGATAACACTTTGAACTCTGGAATCTGATATTGTATATCTGCGCATTCTTCTCTATGTTTTGAGTCTGTTTTAATGTAGTCACAGCACCTAAGATGTCATCACCACTATGCGTTGTGGGAAACGGGTCCTGTTCGGTCATTACTTGAGTGTAAATTACATTCAGGACCGTGTTCATGAACGTTGTCAACCTCCACCCCGAAAGTAGTGTGCCTTGCGCCCTGTAACTGCCGTTGTATCTATCCTGTATGACTACGTCTTCCAAGGACTTGGTGACCCAGCCCAGTGCCTCCAGTTGCTGTGACGAAAGATCATTCTCGAACACTTTCCCGTATGCTCTAAGTACTTGTTGCATCGCACTCGTTGAATGTTGGGCGTTAAAGTCTTCAAAATCAAAACAATAGGGTACGCCGTTTTTTAAGACTTCACGCACAGTAGCACCTACCCTAGTGGCTTCAGCTTCTTGAGCTATAGGCACTATAGTGGCTAAAGCTTCTTCGCAGCCATTCATTGCGAAACTGGATAATATAAAATTTGTATTGTCTACACTGTATATAGCTCTCTGCTTCCCCCATTCGTATTTCGTAGAGGCTCTAGCGACAACCTGTGGTGTCCGATTAGTGAAAAACTCAAGTTCCTTCCTAGGCATTGCACAACACGCGTATAGCTTATTTTTTAGCATTGGATCACTTGATATATATTGCTGATCTTCAGCATATTGAGAATGGTACGCTCCTGGTGGAGCCCACTGCCACCGCATTTTGAAATACGTGTCAAAATGACTTTTAAATGGTCTACCACCTCTTCTTTTTACTTTCCTAAATAAATCATGAGCCCGCTCCAAAATTTCTATGTCACTAATAGTAACAGTATTCGGGTTAACTCGGTGGTCTTTTTCAGCCTCCCAAGACACTGCCCCGATACCTCTGTTTACCAAGACTTCAAACTCAAAAAATATGCTGCAATCTATACCACACAAATTTTGAACAGCTTTCAATTTTAAAGAGATTTCTTTTTTAACTGTTTTAGCAAAGTCTTCAAGACTGTCGTAAGACCATGACCACAACGCTGATCTACTGATTAAAGTATAGTGCTCGTCCGGCATGCCTAGTACCCATAATATAAAACCTATCATAGCGGACTCACTCATCAGCTGTCTATTTATCATATTATACATCCACTCATACATGAACGCACAGCGCTCTTCAATAACCTTGATATCTATGTCTCGCAATTCATTAATAGTCATATGACGCATATGTCTAGCGGAAATCTTAGCATTGTCTAAGATTAGTTGTTTGTTATAAACTTCGTTAAACAGTGTTCTATGTTCGGGTTTTGGCCCTCGCTCTCGTGTTATTTCATAGTGCCTGATACTTTCAGTAGTTATATGTAACACGTGCGACATAACAATGCTATTGTCTACCTTACCATAAGGAAACAAATTTGGACCGAATTGGATACGAGACATACGCAACATCGCGTGTTTTCCCATTGTTCTCAAGTCATTAGTCAACGATACATAACAAGTGGTGGCTCTCAAAGCACTATTGTATATACACAGACAATAAACAACATCAGTGTTAAATTTAACATGTGTCCAACCGTCAAGGTTGATACCGTATAGTACATC